ACGGCGACAAGAAAACAATTTACGACAAAGACACAAACAAACTTGACGGAACAGTTGTTGTTGACATGAAATCTAAGAATTTCAAGAAAGGTGACTTGCTCGCTGGTAACTTTGACAACCTTATTTACGGTGTACCTTACAACATCAACTACAAAATTTCAGAAGATGCTCAAATCTCAACAATCAAAGGTGCAAACAACGAGCCAATCAACCTATATGAACAAGAAATGGTTGCAATCCGTTGCACAATGGACATTGCCCTTGCAGTTACAAAAGACAATGCTTTTGCACGCTTGACTGCTACGGCTGAAAACGTCTAATAAAAAATTAGAAAGGGGAGTCAATGGCTTATATTGTTACTAAGAATATTATTGACACCAAAGACAATGACCGATTTTATGAAGCGGGCGAGGTTTATCCTCGCTTTGACTTGAACGTGTCAGATGCCCGAATTAAAGCGTTACTAAAAAAAGGCGTTATCAAATCAGACGGGGCGCAAGGTGATATTGTATTGCCTAAAGCTGAACCTGTTGAAGAAATCGAAGAAGAAGCAGGAGAATAAGCATGGATAATGCCCAACTTGCTAAAATTAAGCGTCGGTTGGGTATTGAACCAGCCGACACAAAAGAAAATGACTTGTTACAAGATTTAGTTGAAGATGCTGAAAGCTACTTCAAATCGCTTACTGGTTCAGTATATATTGACAGTAAGTACAATTTTATGATTGAAAACGTTGTTTATAAACTCTATGGGCGTAAAGGTTCAGAAAGTGTTACTACTGAAACAGTTGACGGGTATTCAGTAACTTATCAAGACTACGACAACTTATTTAAGCCTTACATGGCTATTTTGAATAAAGATTTTGGTCTTGACGGTTCGCAACGTCAACGAGGAAAGGCATTCTTCCTATGAAAACACCTCACAGAATAACGCTTGTAAGAGGTAAAGGTGTTGCTAAGTACAATCCAGTAACGGATAGCTACGACAATCAAGCTGAACAAACCGAAGTTGTACCATGTTTTGTGAATTACATTCAAAAAGCCAAAGTATTTGAATTATACGGCAATCGTTCGGATGTCGTCATGATATGCAGATTTCAGCAAGAACAAGAACCGTTCTTGTATGCAATCTATGACGGGTTCAGATATGAACAGATTGATAGCGTAGAAGCTTCAAAATGCTCTGTACGGCTCAAAAGGACGGTCAAGGTATAAATGGGTGTAAATATAGAATGGCACGGCTTAGAAAAGCTAACAAGCACGATTTACAACGCACATCCTAAAGCCGTAGAACAATCAATACAAGTTGTTAAGAATAAAGGCGAAAAAGGAAAGAAGGTAGCAAGGGAACTAGCACCAAAAGATACTGGTTTCTTGAAAAATCATATAAATGTGACTTATCACGGTATGGAAGCATGGATAACAGGAAGCGCATCTTATACAGGGTATCAAGAATACGGTACTCGTTTCATGGCTGGTAAACCACACTTTAGACCTATGTTAGAACAGATATTACCCGAATTTCAAAAGGATATGACGGACGTCATGAAAGGAGTTTTTAAATGACACCAAACCACGATTTGTTTAGGAAGTTATTTGCTCTTTCTGATTTAAGAGTAGATACTTATGATTATCTACCAGATGCAGATGCACAATATCCGTTTGTTTATATTGGCGAATATAACGGCTCTGATACGCCTAACAATGACTTGTACGGAACAGTAAGGCAAACAGTTCATATTTACGGCACACGGAAGAATAGAAGCAAAATAGACAACGTTTCAGCCTATCTTGAAAATACTGTTAAGCATTTTAAAGAGGGGTATGAATATAATTTCAATCATTTAACAACAGATAAACAAGTTATCGCAGATAATACAGATGTCCAGCCGTTGTTACATATAGTGCTGGACATTACTTTTAGTTATACCAAAAAGGAGAAATAATAAATGGCAGATTTAATTTTGGGGAAAGACGTTATTGCCTTTTTCCGTCGCTATAAAGACCGTACAAAACAAGATGCGGGTAAAGTACGTTTTCAATCTGAACTTTCTATCAAGTTAGAAAAGAATGTAGAGAGCACTAAAACTAAAGACGGTGTCGTTAACTCAATTTCAGACGGAGAAACAAGTGGAGAATTTAAATCGCTTGCTTATCGTGAAGACGGCGACACAGTGAATATGTGGAAAGAAATGCGCAAATGGTTTACAGCAAGTGATAAAATCGAATGCTGGATTGTAGACCTTGGAAGCAAGAAACAAGTTGAAGGCGTTGATAAGTATGACGTTGAATACTATCAAGGCTACTTCAAGAACTTTGAATTGTCAGCACCTTCAGATGATAAAGTCGAATTATCTTATGAAGTCGCTATTGACGGCAACGGTATCTTGCATACTGACAAGCTGACAGAAACTCAAAAACAAGCAGTTGAAAGCGCACAATACAACTACCACACTCTTGAAAAAGAAACAAACGGCGAAGGTGTCGCAGTTTAATTAAATTAGTGGTATTTAGAAGGGCAATTTATTTGCCCTTTATTTTTTTATTCAAAAGGAGAAATAAAACATGATTTTAAAAATTGGAGAACGTGATTACACTTTACGCTTTGGACTTGGATTTTTGCGAGAAATGAACAAGCTTCATTCAGCAGAATTGGAAGGCATGAAAACTGGTTACGGTGCAATGACATTATTTAATGCTGGACAAGCACTAAACGACCCTATGGCATTTGTAGATATTATCAAAGCGGGAACAGTGACAGAAAACCACAAACCAAGCAATGAAGCTATCGAAAAATATCTTGAAGATTTGATTTTGAATGACGAATACGACAAGACTATTTCAGAGATCGTGAACGAGTTAAAAGCATCTCCCCTACTCAAAAAAGCAATGAACCTAGTAGAGTAAGGGAAAATCAAGGTTCGGACTTTGGCTATGATGAAGCGATAGCCTTGCTTATTGCAAGACATAATATGACTTTTAAAGAAGCATCACGCACCACGCTAGAAGAATTTGAAATATATAATACTGCTTATCTTATCCAGCAAGAAGATAGACGATATAATTCAGCAATTCAAGCATGGTTTAATCAAACAGTCCAAGCAACTAAAGGAAAAGGCAAAAGCGCAAGGTCAGCCTTTAAAACGTTTGACGATTTTTACAATCATAAAGACGAGTTTGACAAGATTTTCAAAAAAGATGATGTCGGACAAGTAAAACAAAAGAAAATGAGCCTTGCTGATAGAAACAGAAGGCTTAATCAATCTATGAGAGAAAGGGGGTAACTAATGGGAACAAATTTTGATGTTACCGCCGTACTGAAAGCCAATGTTTCTGACTTTTTAAGTGGCATGAAAGAAGCACAAGCATCTTTGCAAAGTTTAAAAAATCAAACTGGCTCAAGTTTAGACAAAGTAAGCAATAGTCTTTCAGCGGTTGGTGCTTCAGCGATTAAACTTGGTAGCGGTATGACTGCTACTTTGACAGCACCAGTTGTTGCTGGTGTCACTGGTATCGTCAAATCATTTGCTGACCTTGAACAAAGTCTAGGCGGTGTAGAAACGCTGTTTAAAGATAACGGAACAAGTGCTATTGGCCTCGCTAAAAAATACAACATCACAGCTAAAGAAGCGCAAGCAATGTATGACACAATGGAAGCAAAAGGAGCAAGCGTTCTATCCAATGCAAACAATGCTTTTAAAACGGCTGGTGTATCAGCAAATCAGTATATGCAACAGGTAACTTCATTTTCTGCAACCTTGCTACAAGGGTTAGGCGGGGATACTGAGAAGGCCGCCCAATACGCTGATAAAGCACTTGTTCAGATGGCAGATAACGCCAACAAAATGGGTACTAATATGTCTGATATTCAAAACGCTTATCAAGGTTTTGCGAAGGACAATTATACAATGCTGGACAACCTAAAATTAGGCTATGGCGGGACTGCTGGCGAAATGGCACGTCTTGTTAACGAGTCAGGCGTTTTAAACGGAGAATTTGAAGCGACAGCGCAAAACGTGAAAGATATTCCATTCCATACCTTAATTGAAGCTATCGGAATTACGCAAGATCGCTTAGGAATTACTGGAACAACAGCAAAAGAAGCAAGCGAAACGGTTTCAGGTTCATTCCAAGCTATGAAGGCATCATTTGAAAACTTAGTAGCTGGTCTAGGACATGGCGAAGCGGATATATACGGCTTGTTTGAAAACTTAAAAGAAACGGTATTGACATTTAAAGATAATGTCGTGCGGGTTCTTTTGACTATATGGGATAACTTACCACTTGAACCGTGGCAGAAATGGGTAGGACTTATCGCAGTGTCGGCTGGCCCCGCTTTAATTGCAATAGGTGGCGTGATTTCAGTTATTGGTAAGTTAGTAGGTACTATCAGCTTTATAGCTGGCGCAGTATCTAAGGTTTCAGCATGGTTTACATTGCTAAACTCAGGCGGGAGCGCATTAAGTGTAACGTTTGCTAAAATCGTAGGCGTTGTATCTTCACTAGGCGCACCATTCCTTGTTGTTATCGCAGTGATAGCAAGTTTAATTGCTATTTTAGTCGGTGTATATAACACAAGTGAAGAATTTAGAAACAAGGTCAATTCAGCATTTGAAGCAGTAAGAAGCACAGTTACAAGTGCTATTCAAGAAGTTGTTTCATTTGTCATGGAAATTTTCGGTACTTTGATTTCTTGGTGGGATGAAAACCACGCTTTATTTGAACAGACGGCTACGACTGTTTGGAATGCTATTAAATCAGTAGTTGAAACAGTAACTAATTTCTTAGCACCATTCATTGAAGCGACATGGAATAATATCGTATCAGTCATATCAGTTGCTTGGGATATTATCAAAGTTACAGTTGAAACTGCATTAAATATCATTTTAGGCATTATTAAGGCAGTCATGCAGATTTTGAACGGTGACTGGTCAGGTGCTTGGGAAACAATCAAGCAAGTATTGAATACTTACTGGGAAGGCATGAAAGCCTTAGTACAAATTGCTGTTGAAGGATTTTTATCAATTATTCAAACTGCTTTAACGGGTATCAAGAGCGTTTGGGATAATTCTTGGAATGCGATTTCTAGTTTCTTGTCAACGATTTGGGAAGCTATGAAAAAAGCAATTTCTAGCGCTTGGGAAGCTATCAAATCAACTATTTCAACGGCGCTTGGAGCGACTAAGAGCATTATTCAAAATATATGGAATAGCATTGTTTCATTCTTGACTGGAATTTTTGAAAAAATCAAGAGTGGGGTCACTAATTCTTGGGAAAATATCAAATCAGCTATTTCAAATGCTATTGAAAATATTAAGAATGTAGTCCTAAACGGTTGGAATAACGTAGTCAGCACGGTAACGAATGCTGGAACTCGTATTGTATCAGCGGTAAGAAGTGGATTTGATAATGCAGTAGCATCTGCTAGAAACTTTGTTAGTCAAGCTGTAAACGTAGGGCGCAATCTGATCATGGGATTTGTGAACGGTGTTAGAAATGCCGCTGGTGCTTTAATTAACTCAGTTACAAGCGCAGTAAGTGGCGCTATCAATGGTGCTAAACGTTTACTTGGTATTCGCTCGCCATCAAGGGTATTCAGACAGATTGGTTCATACACTGGCGAGGGGTTCGTTATTGGAGTTAATAAACAAGCTGGCGCAGTTGTGAAATCAGTCGGAAACATGGCACAAGGGGCGATAGATGCCTTTACTGGCAAAGACTTAGCTGGTAACTTACAAAGTGAATTAGGCGCAGTAGATGGCGAATTAGGGCGCTTGTCAGGATATAATACATCCGTTGACTTTAACGGTGGCACAATCACGGTTGGACAGCAATCTGCTGACATTGTTCTTAAAATGGGTAACACGACTTATAGAGCGTTTACTGAAGATATTACAAGCGCTCAAGAAATGGAATTGACCTTGGCGAACTATTAGAAAGGAGAAAGCTATGTATGGATATTCAAAACTAGAAAAACATAATGAAAACGTGGCTTTCGAGCCAAGCGATAACATGACAATTAAGGGCTATACACTAGATTTAGTTGTGAGCGGTTATAGACAATTAACGGTTACTGGCAGAGGTCTAGTAGGTCAAACCGTCAAAACTACATCAATCGCTGGACGGCGTGGCGTTTGGATTGAAGATATTTCAGAACCTGAACGTGTTTTAGAAATTAAATATCAACTTACAGCCAATTCAAGCGCTGAATTAAGAGAACAATTCAATAAGTTAAATCAATTTTTTAGAAATGCCGCAGATGAAAATAATTTACTTGAAATATCATTTAAAGATGAACCTGATTTTTATTACTATGCTATTTTCAATGGCGCAGATGCTATCGAAGAAAACGCACTAACAGTAGTTAGTCGTTTTTCTTTGTTAGTTCCTGATGGTTTTAAAAAATCAAAAGCGAAGAAATCAACGGGCATCATCTCAATAAGTGGTAGGTTTAAAGTAACGCCCGTATCTATCACAGTTACAACATTAAAAGCTACTAACACAGTTAAAATCATAAGTGGCAAACAGACAATATCATTTACTGGTGCTTATGATGCAAACCAAGATATTGTGATTGAGTTTAAGCAAGATGAAGTGAAAGCGACTTATAAAAACCGTAGTATTTTAAGTGAACTTGATTTATTTAGTGATTTAGAGAATTTTAAGGTTAAAAACCTTGATATTATCACAGCTACGAATGCGATAGTAAAAGAAGTAGTTTGGAGAGATGAAAGACTATGATATATTTATTTGATAAAGACGAGAAATTAATAAAAATCGTCAAAAAAGAAGCTATCAAGACTGCTCTCCAAAAGTTCGCTTTGACTACTGAAAAATATGTATCTGACAGGCTCACAGTTGAGATGAAAGAGTTGAGCAAGAAAGAATTTGATGCAGTCGAGTATATGGCTATTCAGTCAATCGAAGATGCACATACTTTCCATTATTTCTATATTGCTCAAAAATTCTCTGAAAATCTCACTACTTTGATTGGCGTTCAGTCAGGTATTGAAGAATTAAGAAAATCCGTTGTTTTAGATAAACGCCCTCATAATACATTTGCTAGACCTATTATTAATGAACTGCTTGCTGGTACAAACTGGCAAGCACGTTTTGTTAGTGAAACAAGTCAACGGTCAACAAACTTCTACTACATTTCAACATTTGAAGCCTTGAAAAAAGTCTGTCAAGTTTGGAATTTAGAAATGCAGTTCTTTGTTGAAGTGAACGGCAATAAAATAGGCGCACGTTATATTGATTTTAAAGAGAAAATCGGTGAAGCGACTGGCAAGCGTGTAGTTTACGGGCATAACGCACTACAAATCTTGCAAGAAGTCGAGCGCACAAACCTATTTACTGCTTTAATTGGTCGAGGTAAAGGCGAAGAGATCAGCGCACCAAGTGAGGAAAACACACACGGCACTTACGGGCGCAGAATTACATTTGAGGACGTTGTTTGGGAGAAAGCGAAAGGCGCACCAGTAGATAAACCAAAAGGTCAGAAATATGTTGAACTTCCTGAAATGACGAAGCGCTACGGTATCAAGAATGCAGACGGATCAATGCGTGCAAAAGTAGGTTTTGCAGTCTTTGAAGATGAAGAAGACAAAAACGCATTGATTAGACGGACTTATGACGAACTCGTGAACGCATCAAGACCACAGTTGACTTTGAAAACATCTACTGTTTATCTGAAAGGCGTTAAAATTGGCGATACAATCCGTGTAGTACGTCATGATAAGAAGCTAGATTATGATACCCGTATTTTTGAAATCACATTTAACCGTTTAAATAACAAGTCAAGCGATATTAAGCTAGGCGATAGGATTTCAGAAAGCAATGAAGCTAAAATCCAAAGTATCGCTAGTCAGAAAGCAGATGAACTGATTTCAAATGGCTTTAAAAATATCATTTCAAAACTTCCTGAATTTCTTCCAAGCCCTGATGGCTTCAATAATAACTGGTACGGTAAAGATGACCCTACAAAGAAATATGTCGGAAAAGTGCTAGTCAATGATATATGGTTCAAGCCTGACCCTGAACATGAAGGACAGACAATTTTGTTACGTTGGACGGGTGAAGTTTGGGAAGAAATCATACGAAGCAATAGTGACCAAGCAATTATTGATGAAATCAGTAAGCGTTTTAAAAATCTCAATTTTTCAGGGGTTGACGAAGCAAAAGCAAAAGCAGAAGAAG